GCTGCTCATGGGGTGACTTCGTTTTCGGAAACGATTTCTGGGCAATACATCGAATTTGGAGGAAGGGCGGCAAACCTGTTCAACGATCACATCACGTCGGTTGACGTGTTCAACTACGCCCTAACCGCCGCACAAGTTGCCGAGTTCATCGACTTCGGAATCACCAGCGCGAATCGCCCTTGGCCGGCGAACACGGCTTATGGGATGAATCAGATTGCGAACATCGAGCGCAACAGCGTTTTCAGTGCAGCCGCTACGGATTGGGCAACGACCGGAACATCGACAATCAGCGCCGCTGGTGCGGCAGTGTTCGCTGCCGTCGGCGAGTGCATCAGTCTCGCGCCTGCTTACCAGACTCAGTACAAAGCCGGTCAACTCCACCGCGTTTCGTTCACTGTCGCGAGCGGAACCTACGGCGGAAACAGCGCAACGCTCTACCTCGCAGACAGTGTGGCTGGCACGACCAAATATGTGACAATAGGAACGGTCACAGCCAACGGAAATTATTGGTTCGAGTTCACGCCCACCACGGGCGTGCATTATCTCCTGTTTCAGGCCGTCGGCGGGGCGCTGAATTTCACGCTGTCAAATGTGGTTGTCAGTCCGGTGGTGTTGACCAATGGATCATTCGAGACTTTGGGTGGAGGTGGTGCGGACGTGTTTGCGGGCTGGGTGGAAACAGTATCAGCACCATCCACCATCTCGGTTTCCGTTACGGGAGCATACGCAGGTGTTAATACATGCAAATTCACAGGCGGGGCTGGAAATGAGTATATTGACATTCAATCAACGGCAATTAAAGGGGGTCAACTCTACAGATTCTCGGCTTGGGTGATCTCTGATAATGCCGCTGCTGTAATATCAGTTTCGGACACATTTACTGGTCAAACCAAGACCGTTCCAACATCATGGTCGCTGTGGACTTTTGATGCTGTTGCGAAAAGTGGTCAGTTAATAATCAAAAGGCAGAATTTGGCGGGGATGTCTGTGTGGCTGGATAACGTAGAACTCATCCCCCTCGGAAACATCGCCAGTTTCAGCCCGTGGGGCCTCGACAACCACACGCTCCGCTGGGCAAATCAAGCAGGCTCCGGTGACGCGACGCTGTTCGGCATGACGCTCGACGCTGCATCGGGAATCTACCCAAACATTGTGATTGGGCAGGCCCGTCTCGCAACTCTCGACGAGAACACACGACTCTCTCGCGAACGGCGTGCTTTAATGGGTGGAGGAATCTATTTTGCTGGTGGTGCTGGACAAGCAGGAACTGCTATTCCAATTCCCGCACAAGATATTGATGTTGGTGCGTTCTGGTTTCAATGGTCTGGCGAGATTCCATCTGCTGCTCCTGCTTCAACCGCTGGTGGATTGTTTCTCATTTCGTCGTCGCTTACTACAACTGCCGCAGCTTGTGCGAATGCTGGAATTGATACGAGCGGAAATCTTCTGATCCGTGTGTTTGGTGCTACCACTAGCGATTATCGACAAGCTCAGATTTCTAACATCGTGAGCATGTATGGTGGCAAAGTGCCTGTGATTGTGGGTTGCCGCACTGCCACCGGTTTGCAGGTGTGGATTAATGGCAGTCCCACGGCATATATTGAGACTGTTGCGGGAACTCCACCAACATGGGCTGCGGATTTGACGAGCACTAACTATCACTTTGGATTGGCGGCTTCTGGTCAACGCACACTTGGATCTGTGTTCGTGTTCAGGGTTGGTCGTGGAACACTTACGCAGGCACTTATTGATGAACTCATTTCAACTGGATTACGCATCGCAAGTGGAAGCGCAATCAGCAAGGGTGGATCATTTAGCGGAGCAACGGATGGTTGTGTGTTCGATGCGAACTGTGCTGAAGGTGGAGGAAATGAATTGATCGGGCGGAGTGGAAACAATGCTCATTTCTTTCTGCCGCTCACTACTCACACACACTTGAATCCGAAAACGACTGGATTGGTGTTGAAAGACACACTTATTTGGGCTGGTGGTTCACATGAGGCAAAGTCAATTGGTGGAACGGCTGTAACAGGTGGTGTGCTTCTCCCGTTGAATGCGATTATCCGAAGCATCGCGCTTCGTTCTACCGCTGCGTCAATCGCTGGAATCACCATTGGCGATGGAACGACAGCAAACAAATACGTGCTTCTTGCACCGATGGCGATTGGTTACAATAACTACACGCTTGTCACCGGACTTCCTGATGGAACTCACCAAGCAATGTTCATTGATCCTGATTCTGCAAATTGGGCGGGCACGATTGATGTGACAGTGGTTTACGATCTTGTTCAATGAATTCATTTTATGATTATCGCACTTACACAACCACTGGGCTTGCGTAGTGAAATTACGCAGGCAGATGTCACGCAAATCAATCTACGAGATGGAAAGATTTACTTTTCGTGGCTTGATGTTGACGGAAAAGTTGTCAGCGGTGGTTCTCAAGCAGACATTCAAGCGGATGAGATCCCCACTGCTACTGGAATGCTTGCGGCGATTGAAGCCGGAACTACCCCAACGGAGAAGGTCAGGAGTGTTGAATTCCTCAACGATCAAAAGACGATTCTTCAAGACAAGATTGAAGTGATTAATTTGCAACTGGGGAAGTTGGGTGAGAGTGTGGGAACGGTAACTATCACGGGAAAGTAATCTATGATCCTTCGACCATCTGAATCATTTTCGGGAGTCCTTCACACGGCCACTTTCGCAGCGGGTGCGGCAAATGCGGACTCATTGCCTACCGCCAAGATTTGGAAGAATGGTGTGATTGACGCGGGGGTGACAGTCACGGTTGCGAATAGTGCGACTGGAGAATACAAGCTGACTGGGACGATTGGTGCCTACACGGATGGAGATGACGTGGCTCTTGTTGCCACCGCAATCATTGGTGGGTTGACCATGCACGAAACGATTTGGGTGGCATCCGTCTTGTCCGCATCCGTGGAAAGTGAGGGGATTGCCGCATCAGTTTGGGCCTACGCTACACGTTATCTCACCGCGCATCAATGGTCGCTCATTCGTCCGTGGCAGCAGTAACTTGAACAATCTTGTTGCTTTTTCACAACCATCACGTAGTTATCCATTGACAAATGAAAAGATCCGTCTTGGTTCGTAATGAGGTAAATCCCGAAGGGCATCTAGCTAGATTTGTTTGTAATCTGCTTCCTACCTCATGCCGATTTGACACTTTGGAGGGACGTGAATGCGTGGTTGTCCCGATGGTGATTTTGACGGAGGGCGTTCACAACGGATCTGAAGGCCCGATTCTCTACCCCCAAGAGGAACTTTCCAAGACGCCGGTTGTGTGGAATCACAAACCTATCGTTGTTTACCATCCCACGATGAATGGTGTGGGCATCTCGGCGTGTGACCCACTCATTATCAACAGTCGCAAGATTGGGGTAATGCTCAACACCAAGTTTGAAGGTGGGCGTCTCAAGTCGGAAGCCTGGATTGAAAAGGGACGTGCTGATATTGTTGATAACCGCATCATGGTGGCGGTTGATAAGAAGGAGATGATGGAACTTTCCACCGGTGTTTTCGTGGATAATGACGCGACTCCTGGAGAATGGAAAGGCGAGGCTTACGTTGGCGTTGCTCGCAACTATCGTCCCGATCATCTCGCACTTCTTCCTGACCAGATTGGGGCTTGCTCCATCGCGGACGGGGCTGGATTTCTTCGGAACACAGAAAAAGGCAAAACGAATTCAGTTTTCACGGCACTTCGTAAGGCACTTGGCAAGATTGGCCTCATGGACAATGAGATGTCCCATTCCAACATCTCTCAGAGCCTTTGCGAAGCACTCAGGAAGCGCAATAATGCAGAGGGCCAAGATGCTCCCTATCTTTGGGTGCAGGATGTCTATTCCAATTTCGTTGTTTACGAGTTCGGCGGAAAGCTGTATAGATTGGGTTACACGACTTCGGACACTGGGATTGTCCTGAGTGACGAACCCCCGGCCGAAGTTGTGAGAGTAACCGAATATCGAACCGCTTCAGGAACCTTTGTCGGCAACCAGACACCATCCCAACCAAACAAACAAAACACAGATATGAACAAGAAAGAACTGGTGGATGCTATCATCTCCAACACGCAATCGCTCTGGAAAGAGTCTGATCGTGCCGCGCTGATGGCTTTCACGGAAGATCAGTTGAAGATCGTCCAAAACGGACTCACTCCGCCCAAGACGGAGCCGGCGAAAGTCGAAGCCACCAAGGTCGAAGCAGTCGTGCCCGCCACGAATCAAACTCCCGTCAAGATCACCGTGGTTGACTTCATCAATCAGGCCCCGCCTGAGATCCAGGAAGTGCTTCGCAACAGCCTCGCGGTTCACAACGAGGAAAAGGACAAGATGGTTATGACCATCATGGCGCACAAGCAGAATGCCTTCACCAAGGAAGAACTGGACGCCATGTCGATGAAGACCCTCCGGAACATGGCGAAGATGGCTGTCACGGAAAGCGCACGTCCCACGGCGAACTATGCCGGCCAAGCTCCTGTTCCCACTGGCACGGATGTCGAAGAGGCGTTGGAAGTCCCGGTGATGAACTTCGCCAAAGCCTGATTCGCCAGTCACCCACAAAAATCAATTCATTCACAATATGGCTACTGAACTCCCAAAGAGAATCTACCTCATCGGTGATGGCCGAATGGAGGAAGCACTTGCTGCCGAGGTTATCAAGCCCGGGCATCTGGTGAAGCTCAACAGTGATGGCGATGTCATCAAACACAACTCTGCTGGCGGATGGGCTGAAAAGTCCTTCGCTCAGGAGGATGCGTTGCAGGGCAAGACGATTGACGACGCTTACGCTGTCAATGACAGCGCGAACACCCCGGACATCGTTTTCATCGTCATGGCACAGACTGGTGATGTGGTTTACGCTTGGCTTGCTGCCGGCGAGTCCGCTGATCCCTCCAAGTTTCTCGCTTCCAACGGCGATGGAACGCTCCAAGTCGCCGGATCTTCCGACATCCGGCTGGCTGTGCCGCTGGAAACGGTTGACAACAGTGATACCGGCGAAAACACGGCGGTTCGCATCCGCGTCCGCATCCTGTAAGAAACCACTGTCCAAACACACTCAACTAACAAGATCAATATGGAATTCATTCTCAACGGACAGGCTCAGGGGCGCGTCGCTTCGACTCTTCTGAGTAACGGTTTCGACATGGCGGCTCTCCGCCCATGGATCGGCAAGGATGGCCGGTCTTACATCACTCGCAATCATGAGGGGAAACGCATCGCGGTTCCTACCATGAACGCCACGGCTACTCTCCTGAAGCAGGAATGGGTGGAACTGGACACCGCTGTTATCGCCGCTGCCAAGGAACGCCTCCGCGTCGTCGCTGACTTGCGTTCGGCCGGCCTCACCTTCAACATCCCGAACGGGATGGGCAAGACGGTCCTGGAAACGGAAGCTGTCAGTGACATCACGGCGGCGATCGTCAGCATGGATCCGGCTCGCAAGAGTGAAGCGGATCGTCCTGAGTATGACCTGACCAGCCTCCCCCTGCCGGTTATTCACAAGGACTTCTTCTTCAGCGCCCGTCAGGTCGCCACCTCGCGTAACAGCGGGGCCTCGATTGATGTCACCACGGCACAACTCGCCGCTCGCCGCGTCGCGGAGGAAGCGGAGAAACTGGTGCTCGGCATCGGACCCACGGTGAATTACGCGGGTGGATCGGTTTACGGGTTGACCAACTTCCCGAACCGCATCACCAAGACGGATCTCACCCCGCCAACGAATCCCGCATGGACTCCTCAGACGATGCTCGCTGAAATTCTGGCGATGCGAGCCCTCTCGGTGGCCAAGTTCCATTACGGTCCTTGGGTGCTCTACGTCTCGCCGGCATGGGATCAGTATATGGACGATGACTACTCGGCTGAGAAGGGTGACAATTCCCTCCGCCAGCGTCTTGAGTCAATCAGCGGGATTACCGCCATTCGGACTGTGGATCTCCTCACCGGGTTCCAAATGATCCTTGTTCAGCAGACCAGTGACGTGATTCGTCTCGTCACCGGCATGGACATCACCACGCTTCAGTGGGAAACCGAAGGCGGCATGCGGATCAACTTCAAGGTCATGGCGATCATGGTTCCCCAGATCCGCGCTGACTTCAACGGTAACACCGGCATCGTCCACGCACGTCCCGCCGCGTAAGGTTCACTTCAGTTGTGTGGTCGTGATCCGGCCACACAACTCAACAAACAACTGGATTCATTTAATATGGCACGAAGATACAGAGTGGTTGCCGGAACCCACAACGAGGGTGGCCGGGAGTACGTCAAGGGTGACGTGATCGTCAGCGAGTCGGATCTTGTCAAGCTGTTCGTCGGGAAGTTTGAGGATATGGGGCCTTCCACCACTGCTCCTCAGCCGGCCAAGCCCGCAAGTCGTGGTTCTTTGCGCGGGCAGAAGAATGCTCCATTGCCTCCCGCTGAACCTCCTTCCACCGAATGATGTTCCCGGCATTCGGCCGGGAACATCTCAAAACCAGCCATGGCAAGAACCACTTCAACCTTGGTTGGTGAGATAGTCGAAGTGGATGTACGAATCGGCCTCGATCCTTTCATCGGGGCCGCTTCGCTTTTAGTGGACAGTATAGACGAGAAGGATCTACTAAATGGTGCGGCTTTGACCATCATTGAGACGTGGCTTGCTGCTCATTTCTACTGCATGCGGGATCCATCTGCATCCCCCGTTTCGGAGCGGGCGGGTCCAGTTGCAGCAACTTACCAAAGTGCGGTTGCTTTGAATCTTTCCAGCACACGTTACGGACAGATGGCAATGACGTTGGACACCACGGGAACGTTGAAGGCCATTTCCAAAGGAAAAGTTTCAGTCAAGTTGACGTGGTTGGGAACTGCGTTGGAGACTTAACATGGCACCAGTCCCATTTGTGGATTTCCCAAGGATTGATCCTGATGGGGAATGGGCTGGAATGGATGCTTTCATTATTGGTGGGGGTGCTTCTCTAAAGGGATTCAATTTTGATTTGTTGGCTGGTCGAAATGTGATTGGAGTCAACGACGCTTTCCGCATTGGTCCCCACATCGTTAAGATTTGCATTTTCGGGGATGCAACATGGTTTCAAAAGAACAAGTGGGATCTGGAATTGTTCACGGGGAAAGTTGTCAGTGTCGCGTCATCCTTACAATCCATGCAATTGCCATGGCTGTTGAAGTTGGGGCGTGCTGCTGATCGGATGGGTGATGGGAACTATCTGGCTTGGCACTATTCCACCGGAGCGGCGGCAATTTCCTTGGCAGTTCACTTGAAAGCTAGTCGAATCTATTTACTTGGATTTGACATGGCTTTGGTAGCTTCAAAATCTCATTGGCACAGTCATCGTGCTCAAGTTACCAGTGAGGTTGCTTTCCAGCGTCATTTGAGGGGGATGCGGGATATGGCGCAAAGCCTCTTTCATTCTCCAGTGAAGGTGTTCAATGTCACGGATGAGAGTCGTCTGGATTGCTTTCCCAGGATCCCCGTGCAAGACTTTCTCTCTACGCTGACATGAGCCTTATCCGAAGAATGCGAAAACAGACTGCCGTTTGGTGGGCAAGACTTGCGCCTGACCATTGTGGCGCTTTTGTTTTCGCTGATCCGGTTGAGATAGACTGCCGATGGGATGACCGGCAAGAGGAGTATCGCAATACGGAAGGCCAGATTTTGCTTTCGCAGGCGGTTGTTTACGTGGACCGGGAGATGACGGTTGGGGACAAATTGAAGAAGGGGGATCTGGAATCGAACATGGATGACCCCAAGACGCTTGACGGTGCTTTTGAAATCAAATCGTTTCAGCAAATCCCCAATCTCAAGGCGACGGAAACCCTCTACATCGCCCACCTATGAGTAGCATTTCTGGCATCAATTTCGTGCTGAGTGCAATTTTGGAAACAGAAACTAGGATAGGGACTGGTGTGTCCAGAGGATTGAAGAAGGCGGGCGTTGCTCTTCAAAAGAGGAGTCAAGGCATGGTCCCAGTAGAGTTCAGTGTTTTGAAAGATTCAGCTTTTACACGGGCGGAAGGAAAGGGACTTAACACGGTTGTCAAGGTTGGCTACACGGCACTTTATGGAGTTTACGTCCATGAGTATGTGCAAATGAAGCTCAAGGGAAAACCCAGAAAGCAGCAACGTGGCAAGTTGCCTCCGCGTGGCAAGTATTGGGATCCTCAGCCTCAAGCAAGTGCCAAGTTTCTTGAACGTCCGGCGAGAATGATGATGCCCGAAATGGAAGCGATCATTGCTGCTTCCGTAATGAAGGAACTTGTTCTTCCATTCCCAATCACAGTGACGGGACAGATACGATCATGAGCACTCCTGCCGAAGTCATTCGCCAATTATTGCTGGATCTATCTTTAGGATTTGAGTCCGGGGATTGGTCTGTCTATGTTTCCTTTCTGCCAGATCGTCCGGACAGTGCCATTTGCGTTTACGACACGATGGGAAGACAGGATGGGCGTATCATGGCAACCGGAGAACAGATAGAGCATCCGGGCGTGCAAGTGCGAGTTCGTGGACAAAACTACATTGAGACACATGCCAAGGCCACGGCGATTGCGCGTGCCTTGGATCTCCAGATGAGAACAGAGGTTGTCATTTCCACGGAAGAAGCCTATCGTTTGGATAACGTGTCACGAACCAGTCCCATCATTCCATTGGGAGTTGAGGAAGAGGGGGACCGCCGCAGGCACAATTTTACAATCAATGCAGTATTGACTTTGCAGGAAATCTAACACAAGAAAGAACACGATATGCCAGCCGCCAACACACTTCGCCTTGATGATGGTTTTTCAACCATCATTACCTTCGCCAACATCCCCACCATCAAAATCTTTGAGAAGGAAGTCACTCCTCCCGGGATTACCTCCGGTGGCCCCATCGACACCACGACCATGCGGAACACGGCATGGCGCACGATGTCCCCGCGTCAACTGAAGAGTCTCACGGGCGTTTCCGCCACGGTGGCCTTCGCCACGGATGCCATTGACGCAATCATGGCACAAATCGCGGTCAACCAGCTTGTCACTGTCACCTTCCCGGATGGCTCTTCCATCGAGTTCTACGGATGGCTTGAAGAATTCACGCCCGGAAGTTTCAAGGAAGGTGAACAGCCCACGGCCGCGCTCAAGGTCCAGCCCTCCAACCGGGATAACAACGGCGTGGAGACGGAACCGAACTACATTGAACCGGGCTCCCTCACCTGATTCTTAACGGATTCGTCTACTGAAACCATCTCATCCCCATGACTCCCCTTCAATTCACGCTTGTCACAGAAATCGTTCCCATCACCCTGACCACGGTGGATGGGAAGACCGTCAACTACGAACTTCGCGAGATGTCCTCCGCGTCCCGTGAAAAATACCTGGACACGCTTGGGGATCGGGTTCGTTACGGTCCGGAGGGAAAGCCCTGTGGCATCAAGAAGTTTGAAGGGATGCAGGCGGATCTTCTCACCCTTTGCGTGTTTGATTCAGAAGGTAAAGCCGTGACGAAAGCGGAAGTCCAGAAGTGGCCGGCGTCGGTTGCTGGAGGAATCTACGAATCTGCTCAGGAACTCAACCACCTGAACGAAGAGAAGAAAGACGAACCGGCAAAAAACGGTTGACGGGTGAGAGGCTGAATTGGTTTAGAGTCGCCTCCCACCTGAAGGTTCCTGTTGGTGAGTTGAAGCGCAGGATCACTTTCACAGAATTCCTGGACTGGTGCGAATTCCTCAACCTGGAGGAATTGCGTCATTCCAAGATGGATTATTATTTGGCACAGATAGCGGCGGAGGTGAGAAGGAGCTTCGTGGAGAATCCTCGCAAGGTCAAAATCTCTGACTTTTTCATTGAGCTTGTTTCACCAGACAAAAAGGCTAAGGTGGAGAAGTCAAAGCAGAGTTGGGCTGCGGCGTTGAAATTGAACCTGAACTGATTATGGCTTACGGACTCGGAACCCTCTTCGTCCGACTAACAGCGGATGCCTCCAGCTTGATTGGTGGAATGGATTCCGCGACTCGTTCCGTAATCTATGGCACCACGCGAATGCAGAAGGATTTCGCGATGCTGGACAGGACAACGGCCGGCAGCATGGCGGGCATGGCGGCATCCACCACGGCGGCAACTTCCAAGATACAGAGACAGCTTTTGTTGATGTCTGCGTCTTTGGCGAACGCGGCGAGAAATTACGCGGCATTGGCGGCGGCGGGAGGGGCAGCGGCGGCGGGGCATGCGGCAACTTCTGTTGCTTACATGAACGCTTCTACACAGATGGCGAATGCTGCTACAAATGCGAGTAGTGCGGCAATCGTGGCTGGCACCGCAATAAAGGGACTGTCCACCACGGCTTTGGTGGGTAGTGTTGGTTTGGGGTTGGCGGCGGCATTGGGGCTCCGTGAATACGCCAAGTTTGAGCAGGGGATGGTTGGTGCCACCGCAGTCATGGGAGGGGTGACGAAAGAGTTGCGGGCTGAATTGGAATTGACCGCTCGCACGATTGGAAAGCAAAGCCTCAATTCCGCTGTTGAACTCACTAAGGCTTACAATCTTTTGGCGTCCGCGAACTACGACGCTATCGCCTCCATTAAGCTCCTTCCGATTGTAGATACATTCGCAATCGCTGGTAACTTGAAGTTGGAAAAAGCCACGTCCATGCTGATTGATTCCATGGGGTCACTTGGATTGAAGACGGGAGACGCTTCCAAGGATCTTGTCAGCATGACGCGGATTGCTGATGTTTTGACTGAGGCAAATCGGTTGGGTCAGGGATCTGTTGAGGAGTTTGGTGAAGCGTTGACACATGGCGGTGCTCAAGCTATTCGGGTGATGAACAAGAGTCTTGAAGAAGGTGTGGCTCTTTTGGCAGCTTTTGCAGAGGCGGGGGATCGTGGCGCATCGGGGGGTGAGCACATGTTCATGGCCATGCGTGACATTTCGCGTGTTGCCATTGAGAACAAGAAAGTCTGGACAGAGTTGTTCGGGATTGACGTGTTTGATCCCATCACGAAGAAGATGAACAATGTGGGTGTCATCTTTACTCAATTTGAGAAACTGCTTCGGCCTCTTCCTGACGAAACACGTCGTTTGGCTCTCAGTATTTCCGGTTTGCAAGAACGATCTATGAAGGCGATGCTCACCATGCTGGGAGCATCCGAGAAGATCAAAGATTTTGAGAAGGCATTGCTGAGTGCCGGGGGTGTTACGGAGACAATGGCAAAAGAGCGACTGGATTCCCTTATCAACAAACTGGCTGTTACTTGGAACAACGTTAAGGATCTATTTATCGTTATTGGGCAATCCTTAACTCCAGTTCTCAAAGATTTGAATGATTGGTTGTTGGGGGTTACTGAGTCTTTAGGGAAAGCAGAAACACAAGCCGGACAAGTCTCCGCAACGTTTACGACATTGGCAGATATGTTCAAAGCCGCCGCCTTGGGTGCGGTAGCATTCAAAACGATTTTGGATACACTCGCCTCTTCCATCTCTGGGGCATTGATTGAGACGTTTATTGGGGCGACTGCTTGGCTGAAGACAACTATCAAGTTGTTTGAAAATGCGATCAAGTTGGTGAAGGATCTATCTACAGAACTGACAAGGGTGGAGACGGTAATCAGCAAGGTAAATGATTTTAGGAAATCTTTTTGGGATATGCAGTTTGGTAGTGGAAAGTCGGATGCCACTTTTTCTTTGTATGAGGAGCTTGTCAAATTGTGGGCGGGCGCTCACGTTGCCCAACGAAACTTTTTCACTTCATCTGGGAAAGACATTCGCACCGGCATGAAGGAGGCATCTGCCGGCATCAAGGAGCAAATCGCTTTCGACAAACTGGACATCCAAAAATACTGGAAGGATCTATCTGATCTTGCTGACAAGTATTTTCCTGGTGGGTTGTGGAAGAAGGCGGGTGCAGGCCAACCGGCGCTTGCTCCACCGTCCGCGATGGATGCTCACAATGCCGCTGTGAAGTTTGCTGAAGTATATGGATCTACTTACCTGACTGAGTATGCCAAGATGGAAGATAAGGTGACGAAAATTGCTGTGGACGATGCGAAAGCCCGGGCGATTGAAGTTTACGCGGCGGTGGAAAAAGCACAAAAGGAACTGGATGCTTTGAGCCTTTCAAAGAAGGGTGTGTATGGGCAGTTGAAAACTTCCAATCTTTTCCCGGAACTGGATTCATATTTCAAAAAGCTGGAGGACATCGAGGAGTCGGAGAAGCACATCATTGATCTGAATAGGATCATTCGAGAAAACCCGAACATCGAGGGGACTCCACTTTTGGCGGACATTGAAGCGAAGTTAAGCGCCGCCAAATTGATTAAGAAACTCCAGGAGGAATCAAAACTTCCGGCATTGGACCATCCGGCGATGGGGATGATTTCCAGTGAGGTAGATCAGGCTTTGCAGGCGAACAAAGAGGAAGCCAACTACAAAAACCAAATTGCTAGGTATGAGGGGCTTCTCAAAACGAAGAAGGATCTTACGGAGGAGAGTCAGAAGCAAATAATGGGGATCATTGATAATTATACTAAACGGATTGCGTTAGTTGAGACGCAAAAGGTCAAGATGGCTCTTTCCAGTGGAGAACAGATGTTCACCGCTTTCGCTTCCATGGCTGAGTCTTTTGGCGGTAAACAGTCTGCGGCTTACAAGGCCATGTTCGCGGTTGAGAAGGCGTTCGCTATTGGTGTGGCCATGGTCAACATCGGGGTTGCACTTTCCAAGGCAGCTTCCGGACTTCCTTTCCCAGCCAATCTTGCGGCGATGGCGGAAGTGGCAACTCAGACGGCAAGCATTGTCACTAACATCATGGCGACTCGTCTGGCGTTTGCCGGCGAGAAAGCAATGGGTGGTCCGGTGTCCCAAGGAAGGGCTTACCTTGTTGGCGAGCGTGGACAGGAAGCATTTGTTCCATCACAAAATGGAACTATCTTGTCGAATGACGTTTTGATGGGAAGGGGACAATCCACGCGAGTTGTGATTAACAACTACACGGATGCACGTCCGGAAGTTACGGAACGGCAGGAAGGCAACGAGCGTGTCATTCAGGTGATGATCCGTCGCGCCAAAGATGAAATTAGTTCAGAGATTCGTGAGGGACGTGGCAACGTCACGCGAGCACTACAGGGGAGCTTCAATCTTCGTAGAGGTCAGCAATGACAATCACCGTGGACATTGCATGGCCTGAAACGATTCCACTTCCATTTCTGGATTTCTCCGGGAGTCCTAGAAACGCTACGATCTCTTCTACTATCGAAAGTCCACGTATTGAACAGCGTTCCCGATTTGGCACGTCTTACGGAACACTTTCGGTTCAATGGGTTCTCACTGCGGCTGAGTTGGTTTTGTTTGAAACGTTCTATAATGACACGTTGGGGAATGGAACGTCTTGTTTTTCGATTGATCTACGATTCCCCAAGAATTCCCAGTTGACGGAATGGATGGTTCGTTTCGTGGATACTTACGGTGTGTCTTACACGGATGGCGTGGCAACAGTTGAGTCCAAGTTGGATCTAGTTAGACAAACAACAATTTCTGACGCTGCATCCTGATATGGTCTGGCCTACACAACTTCCGTTACCACTGATTGAAAGGAAGCGCACTCGCAATTCCCGGTCGGAAAGCGTGACGATGGAAAGTGGACGGCTCCGAAAACGTCGAAGTCATTTGATACCCATTGATTTGATGGATGTATCTTGGAACTTCACACAAGATCAGTTTGATGATTTCAGGACGTTCTTCAACGAGACTTTAGTAAATGGATCTTTAACGTTTGATTGGGAGGAAGTGGGGACACTTTCTTTCTGGCAGGCGACTTATTCTTTTTCACGCACGGACAATCTTTTTTCCGTTACGGCCACGTTGGAAGTGACCGTTCCATACAGTGGAACGCCCCCTCCGCAAAATCTGCTATGGTCCTACGATGGAAGTGACCCAACACTTATTCCTGATCCCAGTGGTTGTCGAACCTACTTTTCCCTTCGTTGGGCCTTTACTGGAGATCACCCCGGGTTCGTTCAGACTCGTATCGAAGGTGGCACGTGGTATGATTATATTGAGGCCGTTCCTACGGGGGCTCAACTGGCGGCGGGTGTGATGACAGTGAAGATCAACAATCAGTTTGGGGGAGCTCGTTTCTTTCGAGCCTCGAACTATGAAGGCAACGTATTCACCACCACCGTCCATCCCGCAGAAAGTGCTGTCCCGTTACCGGATTGGGCCATTAGTGGTTTGTCTGCGGTGAGAGATCGGAGGGTCATTAATATCGGTGACGGAATTTACGAACCGGCGTCTAGAAATGAGAACATGCTCATCTCCGTAGATGATATGTATATCGAGCCCCTTGAAAGACTCGAATGGAACGACGCTTCTTCTCCATCTTCTCAAGTGGTGTCCTTGAATAGTGCTCCGCCTGGATCGGAATGGAAATGGACTCGGGATGGATCTGATCCTGATATTGATACTTTTCTTCCCGTCTTTCGAGAAGTGAACGATTTGGCTTGTGGACGCGATGATTTCGGAATGGTTGTCAAGATTCGATGCTTCTCAGGAGGATGCACAAGCCCCATTGCAGTCATTGCAATAGACAAGCGGTTCGCCATGCTGTCTGTGATCATCCCTGTCGCGCCAACGGGTCCAGGATCTTCCGTATATGGATCCTGTGATCTGCCCCAGGGGATTCATTGGTCTGGTGCGGATTGCGAACATATTTACGGTGGACAGCTCAACTTCAAATCCAATATCAAAGCGGTGGCTTGCTCTAACACCTTCCGTGCTCTCAGTAGCTCTCATTGGATCGTGTATCAGAACACCCAGGAGGATTACATGCCTCCGGATTACTTGGGGTGGGAATCCTATCGAGTCACCGCCACACGTTTCCGCCCAACAGAACTTGATCCCATCGCACGCCATCCTCATTGGGATAATGTTCCATTGGTTTGTGAATATGTTGAACAGGCCTGCGGGGTTCCGGTAGTCTTTACTCGATTCGATCTGGACGCAAGAATAGATGGATCCAATTCAGAGATTCCCTTGGTCTATAGATTCAAGATGGTGGCAACGATGGGAGGGGGGCTTTGTGGTCCAGGCGGGGCGTTCCATGCCGCAGAGGTTGTCAGTTCTGTCTTTTGCATCACCGTTGGAAATGAACACCCTTGTAACATAGACGCATCTCTGTTTCGTCAATACTCCCAATGGGACTATCTCCTTTCCATCGTTAATGAATTCGGAACCCTTCCTATCGTAGGATCTCCTCCTGCTCCTCCGGCAGCTCCCCCTGTTGACGGCGACGACTTTGAGGGTTACGATGATTCGTCTGACACTTCATCACTGACAATGGTATCAGGCACGGGATGGATAGGGGCTTGGGTGTTCCAACAGGGCGCAAGCGTGGATGGCTGGGACTACTTGGTTGACACGGGTTGGGTGGGCGATGACTATTCCGGGGGATATGGTTGGGTGGGAGCGTGGATTTTCATTGATGGGGTGGGCTGCCAAGATGATTTTGAATCATACGCGGACGCGGCGGTGGCTCCTATTGACGGCTCAATGAATCTAGGGACTGGTTGGGCAACAAATGATTTTGGGTTCCAACTTTCATGGATCTTCCCTCCCATCGTGGCCGGAGGGGATGATTTTCTTTCCTACACTGATACGGCTGATGCCACTGCGGTAACCCTAGAAGGAGGAGAGGCGTGGGCGTCAGGACCGTGGGTCTTTGGGACAGACAACCTCCTGGACGATTTTGAATCATACGCAGATGACTCCGATGCGACGACCGCTGATGCCATGAATGGTGGGGCGGGATGGACCGGGGCCTGGACAATCAACTAATAGATCGAATTATGTCACAACAACTCATTACCTACAGCGGAGATCGAAGATTGGTATTGGCAAACGGAGAAGCCATCCGCCAACCGGTTTGGTTTTCTTCATGGAATCGAATTCGCATTGGCCTCCTCTTCTCCATCGACCGGAATGCTGGAACTTCCAACATCACGGGGACCCCTGTTTTCGCGTTTGGATTGTGCGCCGGAACGTCCAATGTTTTCATCGCCGGCACCAGCACTCACGTCATCGGAGTGAGGAACGTCAATCCAACGTGGACCTATCAAGCGGGACCGCCCAAGCGATATGAGTCCGGTTCTAACGGTGCCTATCGAGGGTTCAAGAAGGTGGGCACCACATATACGGACGCGAGCGCGGCCTTTGGTAACAGTCTCTGCGCCTTGCCGGAATGCGGCACTCCCGCCCGCAATGCGATGATTCTTGAGATCACAAAAGGGACTCCGAACTACGGGATGAAGTTCTGGACGAATAACGCAACGGGCGCCCAAGCGGACGTCTCGAATGCCGCATTTGAGGAAGCCATGATTGTAGATGACATGGTGAATGTTTCTGGAGTTTCCGGAATTGGCGGTGGGGCAGTGGACGCCGCCTCAAAGACGTTGGCGGTGGCTGAGGGCACGGACGGGGCATTCACCCACCTCTTCGTGTATTGGGAGCGCGTGACTCAATTCTTGACCTTCAACATCCGCCATCGGAAAATGGCATAATGAACGAATCCTATCAAGAAGCTCTCAAGGAGGCGTTCGCTCTTGCTCCTCACAACAAGGTCATTCTCCAGACGATTGAGGTGAGGCAGACGGGTGTGCAGGCTTCTATTTACATGGTCCAGGCTCGCCAGAGTTGGGTTGCTTTTGACGAGAATGACACTCTGAGAACGTTTGAACCAGTTGGGTTTCAGTTTAGTCTGCCACCGTCCAATGAAGAAGGGTTCCGAAGCCTCAACATCGCTATCGACAACATCGGCCGGCGAGTGAGTGATTTCGTGAACACGGCAAAGTCTGAGAATGTCCCGGTGGAGATGTGGTATCGTCCTTACCTCAGTGATGACAACACCGCACCCCAGATGATCCCTCCCTTGGTGCTTTACCTGAAAGAATTACAGATCACCACGCACCAAGTTACGGGCAAGGCCACTTTCATGGACGTGGTGAACCGGAAATTTCCCATTGAACTTTACACACGGGCAAGGTTCCCGTCCCTTGGCTGATGCACTGGGCCACGAAATATATCGGGATGCCTTACGAGCTTGGTGCTCGCCGGGAGGATTGTGTGGATTGTTGGGGGCTTCTTTGGCTGATTTATCATGAACAGTTCGGGATTGAGCTTCCTGAGTTTCCTGGCATCGCGGCGGCGTCCGCAATCGCGATTAACTCCACTCTCCGGGATTCTGTCCAATCAGATTGGATTCAGATCCCCAAACCGTTTGAGGGATGTGCCGTTGGCATGGGGATGCGCAAGGCTCTTCATCATGTGGGAGTTTACGTTAATGCTGATGGGGGCAGGATTGTGCATGGGTGGGATGGGCGTAATGTCGTCGCTGATACGCTAAAGTCATTATCCAGTAAAGGATTTCGCACGGTTGCCTTCTTCCGACACCTACAATGGCCTTCATAATTGAAATTCCAAATCCCTTTCACCTGACTGAATTTAAGAAGCATGTCAGTTCCGGGGGGATGTCCATTCGGGAATGGCTGGAATGGCGCTTCCCGGGGTTTGTGGAATTCCCATCGCCAACGATTTGCATACGGAACGGAGAGGCGTTGCTTCGTAAGGAGTGGGACAAGATCATTGGCAAGGATGACGTGGTGAGTTTTGTGGGGGTTTATGGCGAAGGTTCCATGTTGGTCATGACGATCATCATGGTAGTGATGGCTGTCGCTATGGCGATTCTGATGCCACTTCCCGTAACTCCCGGGGAAACGCCTGCGTCGGATCCTGTCTTCTCTGTCAAAGGTAGAAGTAACTCGATCCGTTTAGGAGAACCCATCGAGGTTGTTTACGGGAAGAATCGAATTTACCCCGCTTACGCTTCCCGCCCTTACTACCAATACGAGAACAACGACCAATATCAATTCAGTTTGTTCTGTCTTGGGCAAGGGGAGTTTGAGATTGAAACAGTCCAGATTAGCGACACGGCAATCGCATCTTACCAAGAAGCATCTTACGAAATCACCGGACCCGGAGTAATGCCCACTCTTTTTCCGATTAATGTTTACACATCAGAAGAGGCCGGTGGGCAGGCCCTTTACGCTTACAACCAAGCACAGTATGTCGCTCCCGGATGGGTTGGGCCTTTCCCATCCAATCCTGCGAATACACAAACGAACAAGATCCAAATTGATTTGAATTTTCCAAAGGGGGTCTATCAAATTGACAAGAAGGGGCAGTTGCAGCGTGTGGGTTTGGAAGTGGAAGTTGAGGCAAGAGAGATCAATGACCTGGGTGCACCTGTTGGTGCTTATTTCCCACTTGTATCCCCATATCCAATCTCGGTGGACATGGCCACGAACACACCTCAGAGAAAGACGTATTCGGCAGATGTTCCTTTGGGGCGCTACGAAGTTCGTGTTCGGAGGAGTAGCATTTTCTTTGACCAAACGAATGTTGGGATGGACACGGAATGGGATGGGATGCGTGCCTACCTTTCTGACACTCCCGTTTTTGGAAATGTGACTTTGGTGGCGGTGAAGATCAAGGCAACCAACAATCTGAATGCTTCTACAAATGCGGCGTTCAACGTAATCGCCACGCGCAAACTTCCCATCTACGACTCTGGGGGATGGACTGCTCCACAAGCCACACGCTCCATTGTTTGGGCTTTTGTAGATGCGTTCAAAAGTGTTTATGGGGGCAGAATCGCCAGCGACGCCTTTTTTGATCTTGATGCGCTAACCGTGTTGGATGCGTTTTACGAAGCGAGGGGAGATTACTTTGACTGGATCTTTCGAGATCCAATTACAGTTTGGGAGGCTGGTCGTGCTATCGCCCGTGCCGGACGTGCCACACCATTGCTTGTGGGTTCTCTCATTACGATGAAGCGGGACGGGCCACTTGACATCCCCGTAGCCATGTTCACTCCCGACAACATGGTAAAGGGATCTTTTCAATGGAATGTTGTGCTTTGGGAGCCCTACGAATACGACAGCATCTCCGTTACCTACATTGAGCCGGCTACGGGCTACAAAGAGGAACAGGCAATCGCCACTCTTCCCGGGGGCACAACGGACAGTCCGAAGGAAGTTAAACTTCCCGGGATTTCTGTGCGTGCCCAAGCATACCATGAAGCTCTTTACATTCTGGCATCGGAGCGTTATTTGCGAGAGAACATCACTTTTGATACCGGGATGGAAGGACACATCCCGATCTTTGGGGATTTGATTGCTATTTCTCATGATGTGCCGCGTTGGGGACAGTCAGGGCTTGTTGTTCATGCTGAACAAGAAAGCGGGGACAATTACCGGATCTGGCTTTCTGAGGAACTGGATTGGAGCGAGTCCGGGGATTACGTCATGCTATTTCGTGGACGGCCCTCCACGATCATCGGCCCCGTTTCGGTGGAACCGACCTCCGATCCGAAACAGGTCATTGTCGTTCTGCCAGACGACACCAGTGGATCTGTTGATTTCCTGCTTGGGGGAACGACGGAGCCGATGCTCTATTTGTTCGGGCTTTCTGGATCTGTTACGAAATATGGGAAGGTTGTCAAGGTGGAGCCCCAAGGTGGGGAGACAGTGCGAATCACAGCGGTCAATGACGAGCCCATCATTCACTCCTTTGATGATATGGTGACGCCGGCCCTTAACACACCATCACTCACTCCAATTCCTCCGGACTTGCCTGAGATTGATTTCTTAACTCTTTCACAAATTGATGTCCCGTTGCAGATCATTCAGGCATCATGGTCCGCTACTTTTGGAGCGCAATACTACATCATTCAAACCAGTGAAGATGGGGAGAACTGGCGGAATCGTGGAACAACAAACCGAACGTCCATTCAGTTGCAAGTCAGTCCAGGTGCTCTTTGGTTCCGAGTGGCGGCAGTCAATAATGGACAGGGGCCTTGGAAACAAGAGACGTTGGACGTTGGTTTGATTGCTGGCTTGGACAATTACCTTCCTTGGAATGACGTGGCTTGGGGTATCCGTTGGAACATGGCATCAAGTGAGACGGGCTATCGCGTTGATGTCTATGACAATTCCAATACGAATCCAGTTTTGAAACATACTGCGGGGCTTCCATTAGCAACACGTGAATTTGAATACACGTTTGCGATGGCGGAAGCAGATGGGAATATAAATAGATCCATGTTGGTCACTGTGACTCCTTTGTTTGTGGATGATACTACTGCCGGCGAGGCACCACCTACTTCATTGGAACTGACTAACGCTGTTCCCGAAGCTCCCGGTTCGCCAGCATCCTCCTTCTACAGTGAGAACAGTGACAGTGCTGTTTACTTGGCGACGTGGACGATCCCCGCTGAGGAAGATTTGATTCGTTTGAAAATCTGGCTATCCGACACGTCTGGGTTTGATCCGAATGTAGATGTCCCGGTCATTGATGAAATCATCAGTTATCCTGGGTCTGCTGGGATGCCAACGAGTGCTTACTTGGAAGTTCCGTTGGATACATCTGGTGGACACGCTCCCCATTACTGGGTTGTCGGAATCTTTGACGTATGGGGAAATGAGATCCTGACGAACATCACGGCGGAGCAGATGATTCCAGCCTATCCATAAAAGGAATCGGCCAGCATGTGATAATTGCTGTCTAGGCAACATGCTGGCCGATTGGACCGATCTACAAACGCCCGCTAAGCGTGGCCTTGGAAGCACTTCAAAAATACACTCTTCCGCGTTGATGTCTAGCCATGAAGTGCCTCAACCCACTTGGGCATGAAACACGGAACAAGAATGACTCCTCCCGGGTAAGCACGATACCTCCAAATCCGTCCATCCTTTGCTCGTAATCCGTCCGGGTGATCCAAGTAACAAGTGCTGGTCCAAGTCAAAGATCCTCGTTCAATGCAAAGTGCTAGGTTGGAAATCGGAAGGGAATTTTGGCCCGCTCTTCGGTGTTTCACTACGACACTCACAAATTGATAATCTCCCCAGTTTCATAGACTTCTTGATGTGTGACCATGATCACTTGAATCCCCATGTCCTTCGCCAGCCCCTCCAGCATCCCACGCACATTGTCCTGATATTCTGCACTTACGTAACGGAACGGCTCGTCAAGGACCACAACCCGGCTCAGGCGAGGACGGTGGAGAACGAGGCAAGCAACTCTCAGTGAAAAAGCCGCCACATCTATCGCACCGCCCCCACTTGCAGTCAGTGGGTCTATGTCCAAATCACCACGAACGAAGCGCAAGCTGGCTTCTGTCTTGCCCCGCTTCCGCTCAAACTCAATCTTGAACGTGTAAGCACCCTCACCAAACACGGCGGACAGGCAGGAGGAGACGACGGCGGAAATCCGTTGGTGTGCCTGTTGCTGGACCGCCTGGGCAAGGAGCTGAAGGACCTCTTGTGCGTCTTGGGTCCGCTTCAATCGCTCCGTCACTTTGGAAACCTCGCCGGCCTCAGTGGTGACGGTCCTCTCCAGATGGTCAATCTTGGCGAGGATCTTCCCAACCTCTTCTGCCTCTTGTTCAAGGTCGATCATTGGGGATGCCACTTGGTTTGGTAATCGCGGAATGCTTTGTCAAACTCAGACTGGGCCTTCTCCATCTTGGCATGGAGCTCAGTGAGAAGGGTTTTGGCATCCTTCAAACTGTCACATTCAAACTCTTCCTTGAGGCGGACAAGGAGTTGATCCAACGCCCCTTGTGCCCTATCCGCTTCCGCTTTGGCGTCTTCGACTTCCCGTTTGAGTTGTCGGAATGCTTGCTCAGTAATCTCAGCCATTGGTGATGTCCTCCACTTTGATTTGACGATTTCTGGGCATGTCCGCCTCATGTTTCAACATGGCTTTGGTCATCTCCTTCACACTAGTCTTGGTGGCCCGGACATCGCAATAATCAAGAGGGTTAAGCGTGAAAGTGATTGTGACTTTGAATTTCGGTTTCTTCATATCTTGTTATCCCCGGTTGTAGGTGAATTCGTTTACTTCTTTCCAGCTTGTCGGAGTATTTCAGCTTTGACGTTCGCGAGTGAGTAGGTTGGTGGCTTGATCACTTTCCCATCCGCGTTCTTCTTCACCTCGATTCCATTCCAAAGTTTCGTCATGTTGGAACGGTGGATTTCTTTGAAAACTGGCTCCAAGTCGATTCCGTAGGTGACGGCCGCACCAAGGACAACGTAGAGCAGATCCCCAAGTGCGTCTGCCACGTCAACGATGGTTGCGGCTTCGGTCAGTTCCCTCAACTCCTCCAGGATCAGCTTTTCACGCAACAGACGATCCGCTGGGATGGGGCAAGTGGGACTGGTGTTGATGGTGAGTCCAAATGCTTTGTGGAATTCAAGGACCGATTTTTGTTCAGGTGTCATGTTGTCTCCAGTGCTTTCAAGATGATCTGTTTCGTGGCGGGGCTGATGTCCTCAGTTCGCAAATGGTTCTCTACCGCTTCACGAAAGTTCAATCCGTGCTCGCCCAATCCTTCCAACTTATCAATGAATTCCTTTAGATTCAACGGAACCTCTTCTCGTTGTTCTTCGATGTCGTGGAACTTGTCAATGGACGTGTCCAGCGGCTTCCTCACTACGGATCCGTCTGAGTAGATGACACCAACGGAAGGAGCGTAGTCGATTTCATCGGACTTCCTGCGAATGAATCCGCCCACGTTGCAAACAATACATTTGCCGGATCTGGATAAGAAGCCCTTATGGTTGTCCCCGACTACGGCAATGTCATACCCTTGCAATTCCTTTTCCAGATTGGACACGTTGGCAGACTCTGGCGCATCAGGATACTTGTGGCCTTTCGTCCAACAATAACGGTGGATGGCCGCGATTCGGATTGAATCAGACGGGATTGGGGGAGCGATTGAAACGTCCCAACCAAATCCTTGAACTTGGAAATCAGTGTCATTCCAGAATGTGCATGCGGAAAGATCCACAATTTTCCCAGCTTGAACCAACACACCATAACCAGAACGATGCTTTTGGTCCATCAAGTGATTCGGAAGGTCATGCTGACCGGGGATGCAGAGCATGTTGTCTGGCAAATTCTTCAGAACAAAATTGATCAGTTCTGGAGGGGCATTCCACCTATCGAAGATGTCACCGCTGCAAAGGATAGGTAAATCTCCAGCAATATCCTTCAACTGGTCAAGGTAGTGGGCCTGGACAGAGAGCCAATTTGCATCCGCCCGACACACAGGCTGGAGCAGAGACAAGTGAAGGTCCGCACAAGCGATGGCTATAGGATGGCTTGTTGGCATAGGGGGCAGATGGTGTTCTTGATCTGGTCGTGAAATCGCCTCTCCATTGTTCTGAGTAAGGAGGACGCCGTTTGCATTCTGACTGTTGCTCTTTCGATGGATCCAATTAGTCCACTAAATTCTGTATAGTCCGAAGCGGCATCTACCTTTGTATCCCGCGCACGCGACACTTCACTGAAATCGGGTGGGAAATAGACAAGGCACTTCCCCATCTGGTTAATCAGTCCCTTCAGATCCTCCAAGGCATCTGACTGATTCATCATCGTAGTCCATGCCACTGACACGGGAACAAAAGAAGGAGGCACTTGCGCTTTCCTCATTTGCGCGGAAATCGAATCCACCAAAGTAACCAACGCACCTTCCTCGCGAACCAGTCGAATCGCTTCCTTAGCCAAAAGGAAAAGGTCGTCCACTTCTCCAGCTTTTCGGGCAAGACGTTCTGCCTTATTGGCACCAATGCTCTCCACGACTTCCGCCAGACGATCTTTATCCCACCGGGCTTTTTCAAAATCATCATTGGATTCCTTTACAAATTGGAATTCTTCAACTCGTTCTTTCTGAGGAGTCATTTCCTCCAGTTGCTTTTGTGCTTCCGTCA